CAATGTCCTAGTGGCTATGATGGTCAAATTACTGAAGCGAGGATAAGTTCATGCCCAGATCCATATGGCACAGAAGTATGGAGCGATTGGTCAGAATCGCAGAAAGAATGCACTCAAAGCACTACAGACCCAGTAAGCCCAATATCGGTGACCAGTCCTACAAACCCTGTCACATCCACAGCAATAGAATCTGTAACTGTACCTCAGATAGATGTACCGCAGACGAATAATCCTGCAGAACCTACAATAGAATCAATCGTCCAGGAAGAACTCGGTGACTCTAGCGAGAAAGTCGAGACAAACACTAGAAACAATACTGATAGCACCAAAGAAGTAAAACAAGACAAACAGGATGGGGACAAAAAAGAGTCTAAAGATAATGTAGACAATGTCGTTGATGATCGCAAAGAAATTGTTCATGGATTTGGTCTTGTCCTTTCGTTAGAAATTTTAAATAAGCCGATGGAGTTTTATCAACCACCTTTAGAAGACCCATTTTCTATTATACAGGAGTTCCCAATAAATGCAGATACCAGAGAGTTTCAACTTGACCTTATCAAAAGGAATGATCTCGAAGATTATTATTATTCTCTTTCCGATAGTGCTTGGGAGCGGTTACGCAGGGGTGACATTTTACAATAAAATGCTAGATACTATAGAAGCGAGTAAAGGTTTAAGCAGTATTAAACAAGATATTAAAGAGCTTAAATTACAAGTATCAGCAATAAAAGAAAGACAGATGGAAGGTTTAGATGCAAACATTAGGTTACAAGAAAAAGCTGCTGATGCTTATGTGCTATCAAAAGAAGCTAGTGCAATTAGTAAATCTACGCAAAGAGAGCTTACAGCTACATCTGAAAACTTAAAGTCAGAAGTTAAAACTATGATCAAGTCTGTAGAAGATAAGTTAGATGTAATTAAACGAGCAACGACAAACCCATTAGGAAGGTAAATATGCTAAGTATATTATCAGGTATTCTAGGTTTTGCCACTTCTGGCTTACCTAGTGTTTTAAAGTTTTTTGAAGGTAAGGCGGATCAAAAGCATGAACGAGAAATGGCACAATTGCAAATGGATAGAGAAATTGCAATGGCTGAAAAAGGTTTTGCATCTCAAGAAAGAATTGAAGATATTAGAACTGATCAAATTGAAATGCAAACTTATACGGAAGAAAGAGTCGCACTCTACAAACACGATGCAGAAATGGCGGAAGGGGCATCTGCTTGGGTTATTAATCTCCGTGCTAGTGTTCGCCCCATTATCACCTATATTTTTGTTTTTCTCTTATTATTTACTGACATTGTCGGAATGATCTGGGCAGTTAAAACTGGAGTAGATTTTGCAACAGCAATGGAATTAGTATTTAGTGATGAAGAAATGGCTATAGTTGCATCAATTATTGGTTTTTGGTTTGGGTCAAGGCATTGGGATAAGAAGAAGTGATAACAAGTGAAAAAGGTATCAAACTTATTAAGCACTTTGAAGGTTGTCATAATAAGCCTTATCTTTGTCCTGCTTTACTTTGGACTGTGGGTTACGGTCATGTCTTATATCCAGAACAAGGTAGACTTAAACTTTCCGAAAGAAAGTCATACCTTCTTAAAGCTGAACACAATAGAAGTTACACCCAGGAAGAAGTAGATGGATTACTTAAACAAGATTTACAGCGTTTTGAGCGTGGGGTATTGCGATACATTACTGTGCCACTCAAACAAAATGAGTTTGATGCTCTTGTCAGTTTTAGCTTTAATCTTGGTCTGGGAACACTTCAAAGAAGTTCGGTTCGATCAAAACTTAATAGAGGCGATAAGGAAGCGGCGATAGATACTTTATTGAAATATTGTAGGGCAGGTGGTAAAATATTAAGAGGTCTACAAAGGAGAAGAGCTGCTGAAGCAGATTTATTCTTCAGCCATATAAAATGAAAATTCTATTACTCGATATAGAAACGAGTCCTAATACAGCCCATGTCTGGGGTTTATATAATCAAAATGTCGGTTTAAATCAGCTTATGGAATCCAGTTATGTTATGTGCTGGGCTGCTAAATGGCTAGGAGAAAAAGAAGTACATTTTAGCTCCATGATGGAGACAACTCATCGCAAGATGATAAAGAAGATATATAAACTATTAGATGAGGCTGATGCGGTCATACATTACAATGGAACAAAGTTTGACATACCAACCTTAAATAAAGAGTTTTTGCTGCTAGGCTTAACTCCTCCATCACCTTACAAAGAGATTGATCTACTTAGGACATCAAGAAGCAAGTTTAAGTTCCCTAGTAATAAACTTGATTATGTTGCTCAGGCATTAGGTCTTGGTGAAAAAGTAAAACATATTGGTCATGAGCTGTGGATACGGTGCATGAACAAAGATAAACAGGCTTGGGATATGATGAAGAAATATAATATCCAAGATGTTGTATTGTTGGAAAAGGTCTATGAAAAGATGTTATCCTGGATTAGAAACCATCCAAATCAAAACGGTTACCACGCAGGTGTAGTTTGTCCTAATTGTGGTGGCAGTAATCTTATTAAGAGAGGTTTATCTTGCAATACAAATACAGTTTATCAGAGGCTACGCTGCAAAGACTGCGGAAAATGGTCGAGGAGCAACAAACAGATGAAGGACCTAAAAAAATTAGAGTCCGCCATCAGCATTTAGGGAAAAGTATGGATATAGATGAAATAGCAGAAGTTATGACAGGCAAGATCATAGAAGAGGTTTCTATTACTTACGGTGAAGACACTATGACTCTTTTTCTATCAGATGGATCATCTATCGAGATTGTTATAGATTCTATTTATGCAGACATTCCGGAACTGGATGACTAAAAGAAAAATAACGCTGCCAGACGGCACAGAAACAGACAATTATTCTCAAGAGTACCAAAGGTATTGCGAAGCACTCAATCTATCCAAGAAGAGCCTTATGCAACGCCAGGCATGGCTTGAAAAACTATCGGACGAAGAAAGGGTAGAACAATTAAAGTATTGGCTCAAAATGCTTTGGGGAAGCAAGAATATCTAAACACACTCTTATTATTATTAACTAACATATCATTAGGCATTATCTTGCCAATGATCTTTTATTACACTAGCGAACTACTATGTTTGTATATGTGTTTATTTCACCATTAACCTAGTAACAACATAATAAGAAAACCTACAGCAACTATAATAGCTTCTTCTAAGTTCATATTATTCATCCTGGAATATCACTTTGTTATCTGGAAACATCTTATAGCGTTTGCCTGTAATATGGTTTTCAACCTCAACTCTAATACCGCCATCACCTTCTTTAAAAAATTGTAGGTCTAACCAGATTCCATCAATCGCTATTTTTTTCATTTCCATTCTTACATATTCCATGTGCTGACAAGTCTCTACCGCACCACCATTTTTTCTTGTCGTAAGTGTTTGCAGGTTGTTTGCATTTGTGGCACACCTGCCCATATGTTTTTATTTTAGCCATTAAACTGATTTAGTTGATTTATTTCTAACACAGTTGCATTAGCTTTAACAAATTTAAACTTTCCAAAATCTTTACCTTTAGATACAAATGTACCAATCTTAAAAAACTTAGCACACTCTATCCATCCTAATAACCATGCCTTCGTATAATCTTTTAGCAGTCTTATAAATATATAATAATCTGCATTTTGTTTATGAATTTGATCTAAGCTATGAGAGTTAACTGTACACAAATAATCAAGCCTTGGTTTAAATGAACAAGAGACTGTTTTAATTTCTAATTTTTTTCCCTTATTAGATATTAAATCATAATTATAATCATCTGTTACATGATTAATATTTAGATAATTTTTTATAATCTCTTCTCCAATATATCCTTCGTAAATTCTTTTTCTTTCACTACCAAATTTACTTAAACGATTATCTTTAGTTGTAATTAAATTTAGCCTGTCATCAGCCTTTTTAATTATATCTTTGTTTACAGATAACTCGATCATTAATCTTCGTCATGTAAAGGATCATCAATCCATTCATCTGGAGTTATTGGAGATGATTTCTTTCTATCTAACTCATCTGCCAAATCGTTTGCATACCAAGCTATCTTACGAAGCTCTTGCGCCCAATCGTCTTTTTTACCTAACCTTTGAGAATACTTGATTAAGTTGCCTTTGATATAGTGCTTGTAGTCTTCTCCAAGTTTAGCCTTAATTACTTCT